AAAACTTTGTAGGCATATGCAGCCACCGCGCCGAGTACAGTCATGCCCAGCGCAATCAGCGTGGCAATAAAGCCCGGATCGGATTTATAAGGCATTTTTTTCACTTTCCACCCCCGCATAGGGGACTTGTCCAAATAGGAATTGTCTAAATGGTGAACAGGACAAGCCCGGGTAAACTTCAACTTGTCGATAGAAGAAGTTCCGCCTTGCGCCGTTAGGTAGCCAATAAGAAAGAATCCGCCTGAGTGCGGATTTTTTTATGCATAAAAGACGCCCGATGCCACACAGGATAACGAGTGAGTTTGGAGTGGATGGCATGGGCGAAAGAAGTGATCAGCTCTATGGCTGACCTTTAATCTCAGGCAATCGCAAAAGTGCCTGATTTTGAGATTTGGTGTTCGCGGAGGGGTTTGAACCTTCAATCGACCGATTATGAGTCGGCTGCTTTTACCATTTAAGCTACGCGAACGAATTTGGCGGGAAGGCGTGGAATCGAACCACGATAAGTTGGTTAACAGCCAACCGTAATGACCTTTATACGACCTACCCGGAGGTTGCAGGCAATAAAAAAGCCCTCGCAGATGGTGAGTCCGCAGGGCTTCTTAATTATCACAATTTATTTGTTCGATTGCTGTCCGGGCATCCTTAAGAACACTTACGGCAGCTTAGGTAAATATCATTGCTCATTTGCTCTTTGCTGTCAATGGCCTCTAAGCAACTTTACGCAATTTCGATACCACCTTCCGCTCGTTCATCGCTTTTAGAAGCGGAGTGTAGATTAAGTACAGCGACGCGGAGAGGATTTCCTTTACCTCTCGGCGACACGTAGCCAGCGATGGCGACTTAACACGATTACCACCCCTTGTTGCGATTTTGCGAGGACTTGCGGTCTTGTGCATATACGCTGCAATTGCGTATTCAGATGAACCATGCGCGTAGTAACTGAGCAGGATGCCAAGGGCTTTTTTATCGATGCACATGACGGAGTCCACGACCTGAGAAATCAAGAGTCCGTCATCATCGTTGCACATTGGCCTGTATGGATATGATTGTGGTTCAACAGTAGCCATGTATTGCGCTATGACGCTGGTCATGCGCTTTTCCAGCCTTCCTGAATATACCCACGCTCCCCATAGTTCTAACCAGCCATTCAGCCAGTCATGTTGCTCTTTGCTGAGATTAAGCTCGCGTACTGCCATGTTTCACCCCCATGATTTTCGCTGTGTTACGCAATATGCGGTAGTTGATTTCGAACATGCGGCGGGCGCGGTACATGCGCAGCAAGCGCCATTTGTCGTGCAGGTAATCGACTATCATGCTGCCTCTCTTCGCTTATTCAGCTCTTTAGTTTTCTGCCGGTAATGCGCCGCCAGCTCCTGCAGCTCTTCACGCGTCCACTTTTTCAGCTCGTGCGGTCCCATCAGGCGATCAAACGCAGCCTGACCGATTTTCTTAATCAGGTTTGGCGTGTAGTTTTCGATGTTGCCGGAGAGGTGCTGGTTGCAGGGAGCGCACTGCTTATGGCAGTTGGTTTCATCGTACCGTGTGGCCGGTGATGCGCCGCGGGTGCGGTAATGGCCTGCGTCGTATTTACCTTCATGAAAGCGCCCACAGCTGATGCATGGCGCTTCTGCGTCACGGGTTCGGATGTATTCGTTGAAGGCGGCTTGTGCTTGCTTGTGGAAGTGGCTGAGGGGCTGTAGTGCTAACTTGCGGACTTTGATACTGCGTCGTTCCTGCTGGGCTTCATCCTTTCGTCGTCGTTCTGCTTCCTGTATCGACTTCTGCCGGTCTTTTTCTCTTTTGGTTAATGCGATTACCGTTCCGCATTCCGGGCTGCACCACGTTTGATTCTGAAATGCAGGATGGAACCATTCGCGGCAGTTGGAGTTTTTACATCGCCTTCTGACTTTCCTCATCGTTTCCTCCGCACATCCTGAAATTCGGGTCGCTCATTAGCTCCACCTCGCAAGCGCTGCAGCAATAGGTCTCGCAATCGGCCAGAGTAATGGCGCAGAACACGCAGACCAAAGCAGATTGCTCGCCAGCGCCAGTGGGCTGATTTGATGAGGTTGTGTTGCTCATATTCCTCCCACTTCAGGTCGGTTTCACAGGACTCACATGCGACCCCATACCAATACTTATCTTCACTGGTGAGGATGGTGTGGCAGCGTTGGCAGCGTTCACGCATGTTGAACCTCCATGAATGCCTCTATGAATCCTTTCGCGACTTCCGCGTTGATCGCGTTACCGTAGGCGCGCAATCGTCCCACTCTTTGGGTAGCGCCATGAGCCAGCGGGAATGAGCCGGGTTCAACTGGCCTCCACTTTCCATCCCGGCAGAGGAGCCAGTCAGAATCTCTCCAAAAGCCGTTAACCGGATTGGCTGAGCTATCGACGCAAAATCCTGCAGGCGCTGCTGTATTTTCGTGCCGTCCTTTCTCTTCATGCTCATTGCATTTTCCGGGTTCGGCGTCCTGTCGTTGCTCGCTGCTGTAGGCGTCGGCCATCCCGACAATTTCGCTGTACCCGGCAGCTTCAGGCAAACTTTCGGTGCCCCGTCCGGATGCTTCCCGCTGTAACAGTGGGTTGAACCTGTCGCATCGTTCGCCACTGGCGTCTGCCAGCCCGCTAGCTGGGCTTTCGACTGAAGGTTCATTCCACCTTGACGGCCGCTCGTTCCTGCTCCGGTTCCGTTGTTCGCTGTCGGAGTTGGCCACCCAGAAGAGTCGCTGCCTGATGTGCGGCGCACCGAAGCCCGCAGCGCAGATATCAAGAGCTGCTGCGGCGTATCCCGTTCCTTCCAGGTCATTTTGTACAAGGTCGAACCAAGAAAGTCCGTCTTTGCTCGCAACCTGCTCTCCAAAGACTGTCTCAGGTCGCAGCTTTTCGATGAGGTAGTGGAAGTGGGGCCAAAGGTGCCGCTTGTCATCAAACCCAGCGCCTTTGCCTGCGTCGCTGAAAGGTTGGCATGGGCAGCTTCCTGTCCAGACTGGCCGATCGTCACTCCATCCTGACTGGCGGAGCGCGTAACTCCAGACGCCAATTCCGGCGAAGAAGTGACACTGAGTGAAGCCTCGCAAATCTCCGGGTGTAACATCCTCAATACTCCTTTCATCAACAACGCCGGCGGCGATGTGTCCTGCTTCAATTAAGTTACGCAGCCACTGGGCGGCGTAGGGGTCGATTTCGTTATAGTAAGCCGTCATCGCGTGAACCTCACTTTGTTAGCCACAGATTGGCGCAGCCCTTCCAGATAGCTGAAAGTGGTCACTTGCGATTCGGTGGGTTGTGGCTGGAGTTTCTTGCGGGGTGATTTGGTGTCGTAGATGGCGTGGTTTTCGTAGCGTTCCCAGATTGATTTTCGTCTCTTCATCTCGCCCTCGCACACATATGGCGGCATGTATCGATGCTGCATCCCATTCGCTGGCTGATGATTGCGTATGTCAGCCCCATTTTTCTCAGCTTCCCTACCTTGTTGCACTCTTCCTGTGTGTGGTGTTGGTATCTGCCTTTGCTCATGCCGCGCACCTGTATTCAGTGGTTACGGTTCCCGGCGTGCCGGTGGTGAACATTGCGTTGCGATCGGGATGCTCTGGCTTCACTTCCATCAGCCCGTCAAAGCGCTGGTAAACGCAGTGCGGTTTCTTATGGACGAACGCCAGCCACGCAGCTTCTTCGATGGCTGCGCCAATATCGGTAAAGGGTGTCATTGGAATCCTCAGAAGTAGGAATAGAGTTGGTTAATGATGTTCTGGTCTTTAGTGCCGGCGAATACGTGTTTGATGGCGGCGTTAATCAGGGATGAATAACAGCGCTCAAACTCTTCCTGCTCCATGTTTGCGTACGCCAGGCTCTTTGCTTCTGCCCTCACCTCGCCGCGGATGTTCGTCACCATGTCGTAATGGCCTGCCAGAATGGTCAGGTCTTTGCGGAAGCGGTTGAACTGCGTGGCTTCATCGGCATGCTCAAGCCCTGCCCGGTCAGCAGCCCAGTGCTGAAAGCAGAAGTTGAAGAATGCGAAGGCCTTGCGGTGAAATGCGGGGTTGCGGGTTAGTTTGATTTCGGCGGTGTACTGCTCGCCATTTTTGAAGCGGGTAAGGCGTTGTATGTCACTATCAAGCGCTGGGGTGAATATCCCCCCGGCCGATTTGATCAGCTCGATTTGCATGGCGTTCCTCGATAGCTTTCTCCAGGCATGACGCAATGCTGCCG